GGTTTTGGCGATAGCCAGCAGGATGGCCGCCGTCATGTTGGCCTCCGATCGGGTCCACGCTTTGGCGAAGTAGTGACGGGGTGCGATTCCCTTGCGAGCGATCGATCGCGCGATCACGAACGCCACGCCCCGGGCTGCCACTTCGCGCCCCGGTATCCCCTGGGCTCTGGCCGCGCGCCTTGCATACGCCTTGCCCACGACCTTGGCCGCCCTGGCCGTCTGGCGCTTTAGGGCCGCCCGCTGGGCTTTCATCCCATCCTTCAGCAATTCGGGGTGGCGTAAAACCCAGTCGATCAGGGGTTGCAATGGTGGCTGCCGGCCACCTGGCCGCCGGCCGTACTCGATCACGCCAGCATGGGGAGCATCAACCGACACGATCGCGCCGTCCGGCACCATGGTGACGTTGACGCTGTTTCGCAGCTCGCCCGTATCCACCGCCGGCCGTGGCTCGGTCTGGCTGATCTCCAGAACGACGGTCCGGTTCAGGTACAGCGCCGCCGACCGCATACCCTTGACCGCCGCCGCCTCCAGTTCGGGGGTGGCATGGGTCAGCCAGCCCTGAAACTGGGTCAGCGTCAGCCGCCGGGTCACCGTCGCAGCTCCCAGGCCAGCCGGTCCGCCATGGTCAGCAGCACGGGGTTGGGTTGGCCGTCCGGCAGCCGCTGGGCATCCTGCCGCGACAGTCGGACGGTCCACTGGAACGCATCCGGGTCACGAGCCGGAACGCCCACGACAGCGAACCGGCGCCGGGGCTGGTCGCTGCCGTCCCGACGATCCATCTGGATCTCCACGAACGACTGAAACGGCCGGGGCAGGGCCGCGCCGTCAGCGAACAACTGGCCGATTTGTTCCTCGGTGTACCGTGGGGATACCTCGGTCAGCGTCACGATCCCGCGCTCGACCAGGCCCGCCGCCCGCGCCTCTTTGCTTAGGGGCTCCAGGCCCAACTTCGGGGTGGGCAGCAGTTCCTGCTGGCTCGCGATCCTGGCCTCACCCAGACCGGGTTCCCCACCGCTCCATTCGTAGGTGACCGAAAAGACGCGATACGATCGCAGCCCGAAATCGGTATTCAGTTGGCGCAAGTCGTCCGCCACGCTGCCCAATTGCTCCACCAGGGACGCCTCCGGGATCACCAGGGGGTGGAGATCCGGGTCCACGTTCGGCTGGTTGGCGCCCCGGGGATTCATAGCGCCAGCAGCCGCCGGCAGTCGGGGCACGAAATATCGCCATCCGTCGCAGCACGCCGGTGACCGACAGCCGGCCACTGGCCGCACAGCGTGATCGCTGCTGCTGGGTCGGGGACCTTGTGAAAGACGGATCCCAGGGCGTCGGTCCTGCCCTTGGCCGCCAGGGCCGCATCAACGTCAGCCCGGCCGCGCGCCAGCAGATCGTCCTGCTGGGTCAGCGCCAGGCGCATGGCCTTGACGTCGCCCCGGTGTCGCTCGAATAGCTGCCACAGGTCCGGCAGCAGCCGCAACAGCGCCGCCGCGAAGTCGCGTGTCTGATCACTCATCGGCAGCGCCTCCCGCATCCCGCGCGAATAAGGGCCAGCGCATTATCGCACCGCGCCCGCTCGGTGGTCAGATCGGCCGCGTCCTGGTCCGCCGTCGTCCCAGCTCGGATCTCGATCTCATGCTCGGCCGCCTGGCACCGCGCCACCTCGGTGGTGTACTGGGTGCGGATCTGCCGGGTAGACGGTCCACAACTGAACGACAGCGACAGCAGGACCAGCGACAGCAGCAGCATGACCGCCGCCAGGATCACCTGGGCCAGCACCCGGAGCACCCGTTGCCGGGTCGTGGGATTCCACCTCATCCCGACACCCGCCCGAACGCGCCGCCGCCACTGATCCCGCCGTTCCATTCGATCTGGCTGTACGGGTTGGCCACCACGCCCAGATCGTCCGCCAGGCGCCTGGTCCAGTAGGTTAGCTCCTTTCGGAGCATGGCCGGCTCCTGGGCGTTCATGGTGATTTCCCCCAGGCTGGTGGCCTTGAATCGCGATCGTGCGTCACGAAGTTGGGCCTCGATTGACTCGCACTCGCAGAGATCACGCCGGACTGATTCAGTCCCGCCGGCCGTGATACGGACGATCGCGTCATACACCAGGAAAAGGGGCTGGCTCGCCATGGGGTAGCCAAGCTGGACCGACGCTGCCAGCTTGGACCAGGACGGGTAACCCAAAAAGTGGAGTACCCGATCGCGCTCTGAATCGGTCAGGGTCATGGTCGGGTCCGATCAGGAAACGGGGTGCAGCTCGATCTTGGCCAGCAGGATCGCCGCCATATCATGGGTGGCCGCGCTGACCACGGATCGGGCCCGTAGCTCATGCACGAACCCGCCGACCGCATACCGGCCGCCGTAGGGTGCCACGAACGACACAACCGGGATCAGGGCGCCGGGGTCGAACGGGGGTGGGGTGGTCGGGGCCTCGATCTCGATCTCGATCTCTGGCTCGGCCTCGATCTCGGTCGTTAGTTCAGTGGCGCCTGGGCGGTCTCGTTTACGTGCCATGCCAGTGGAATATCAGGACCGGGGCCCGCTGTCACGCTCTGGCGCCGTCCCGGCCCACCCCAGCCTGGTGGCCGTTCGTAGTCGGTGACAGTTCGCGCACACCAGATCGCACTTCTGGATCTCGGCCAGGACCTTGGACCAGCCAACGGCCCGGCTCATGTTGCTGGGCCCGGTGACGCCAGGCATGGACCGATCCTTATCGTCGGGGTCCCGGTGGTCCAGGTCCATGCACACCACCGGGAAGGTGCCGCCGCAATCCATGCACGGGCCATTTTTGACACCCGCCATTCGGTCGGCCCGCTGGGCCCGGCGCCTGGCCACCCGCTCGGTAGTGGTCAGCGGCGCCTTCGAACCCTTGGGCCGCCTGGCCTTGGCTGTCGGTCTCGCGCGGTAGGTGTCCCAGGGGTCATCCATCCCGCGACGATACCAAACACAAACGCCACCCGGTATCGGATGGCGTCTCTGGTTCATGGCCGGCTGGGGGCCGGCGCCCGCGTCAGGGGTGGATCAGGCGTGGCAGATAACGGCCGAACGCTTGAATCGCGCCGGGCTGCCGGTCAGCTCATCGCTGGGGACCGCGAAATCGCCCGACCAGGACCAGGTGGCCGAAACCACCTGCTGGAGACGATCCAACGGGGACCGGATCGATAGGCGGATTCGATCGGTCATCACCTGAACGCCGCCGTTCGTGATACTGAATTCGCCGATCTTGCCAGTGACGCCCGCCTCTGAAATATAGCGGGATTCGTCGATATAGGGCTCATACAGCGAACCGCCGCCGTCAACGATCGCGTACTTGAGCGCCACGCCGGTAGCGTTCACGACGTCCCCGCCAACTTCCGGGGCCGCAAGGGCCAGCAGGCCGCTGCCAACCGTACCGCTGACGGTCTGGGTATTGGGGTTCTCGACGTTTCGGAAGAATCGGCAGCCGATAAGCTGGCCGATCGCGAGATCCCGGTACTCCATCGAATCAGGGAGCGACTGGAACAGTTGGCGGAACTGCTGGTCCACGTACAATTGGGCTTCACCCTCTGGGGTCACATGGACGTGGTAGTACCCGTCTGACGTCGGGGGCACGTTATTGGCGCGCATCGTTGCCACGGTGTTGATGATGTCCTGGAGTCCCAGGGTGTTGACACCCGTGACGCCATCAACCGTAAGGGCGCCGCCCGCGAACGTGATCCGCGACTTGTTCACCGCGAACACGCCAGTACGGGGTGGGCCCAGGGGAAGGCCGACCGCCAGAGCGTTGGCAAGCTGGAGCGTTCCCGGGCCGAACGGCTCGGCCGCGTTATCGGGGACCGCTGCCACGACCTGGTTCGCCGGTTCAGCGTTGCCGAACGTGACCGACAGGGGGTTCAACGCGCTGACCAGCTGGGGTCGGCCGTTGAACGCCTTTTCCGTGAACCCGTTTACGCTGGCCACCCGGATCGTGAACGCACCCGCAAGGGCCGCCACGCTGACCACGGTGTTACCCGCAAGGTAGGCGCGATAAAGCGCGTCACGCGCCAGGCCGTTCAGCGAAAGGCCCGCGCCCTTG